CTCACTTACGCAGTATGCCTCTACTTACGTAGAGTCTTTATTTCCAGGTAGTCTTTATTTCCAGGTAGTCTTTATTTCCAGGCAGTCTTTATTTCCAGGCAGTCTTTATTTCCAGGCAGTCTTTATTTCCAGGTAGTCTTTATTTCCAGGCAGTCTTTATTTCCAGGTAGTCTTTATTTCCAGGTAGTCTTTATTTCCAGGCAGTCTAACCTAAGAAGAGAAAAAGCCAGCTTTTAAAAGCTGGCTTTTTCATTTATTTACTCAATATTTCTTGAATCTGTTTATCTAATAGAATTAACGCTGTTTTTGTTACTTTTTCCATGCTATCTAATAAACATAGATCTATATTGAGCATTCTACCTATTCTCTCAATGTATTCCTCTTTCTTTATAGGAGTTTCTCCACATTTATTAACATAGGTTTTTCGTTTATACACGCCTAGGGAACTAAGTTTAGATATTACACTACGTTTAGGCACATTAATCTCATCTGCAATCTCTTGAACAGGTATCCCTCTTTCATAATCTAGTACGATTTGTTGAGCTATTTCAGGAGTATATTTCATCTTATACCCAATCTAAGTCAGTAGCAGCTTCTCTCTTTTTCCTAAGAATCTCTGCGTTGCGTTTAAAATCCTCTTTTCGTCTATTAGTATTCCACTCAATAATTTCCGGTAATTTAATAAACTTAATTAAAAGGTCCTGATGGTGACTTCCCAGTAACTTAAACTCTTGTTCTGATATATCTAAGGTTATCTTCATGCTTACTCCCAGGGCAGTTCATCAACTATCAAAGTTGACTTTTCTGTTTTTAATTGAATTACCTCAGTATCAATAATAGGATCTGGCATATTATCCCAATTAGTATAATCTAAAATCATTTCAGAGACTCTATTAGAAGGATGAGCAACCCATATTTGGGTTAACATAATTTGTACTAACTTATCGTTAGTAAACTGACCTAACGCGCTACTTTGAATACCATATAATTGGAAAGTAGATACAGGACTTCTATCCTTTCCCTCTTCTTTCCCACTTTTGACCCTAAGTCCTTGGCTACGGATTTCTAGCAGTTCTTCCTTACTAATAGGGCAAGGGCCTCCCTCAAAAGTCATTGCTTTATATAAATTTTTATCTACCACTAAATTTAACTTCTCTCTATCCCAAACACTATAAGGTACTCCATTATAAGATTTATTAGGCATCATTAGCAGAGGAACTAACGCACTAAATTTTCTGGAGGCTTCTCCATACTGATTTGGAACAATTAAACCCCTTGTAGGAGCTGTTAAATATTTATATAGTCCTTTATGCCAACTATCTTTACTAAAATTCTCTACTAAGAAATTATAAGGATCTATTTTACCTTTTTCATTTTTAGGATACTTCATATTACTAATATAAGCCGCTACTTGTGGTAGTAACCAAGCTGATTTCTTTTTTAATCCTAAAGTTTCTACTTCTTTAGTAAAAGCTGCTATTTCAGCTTCTTCCTTTTCACTAGCTAATAACTCCTTACTAAGAGGGGTATATTGTATCTCCATATTTCCTTCAAAAGGGGCTTCTGGATTAGCTTCATTATGTGCTTTAAGAAGACTTGCCTGTCTCTTTTCTTGCCCTTTTCTATGTGTTTCTGTTAGCATATCTACTATACTCTTACCCGCTAGAAACACCTTTTCATGTAGTATTTGAAACGGAACATTCTTTATATCTTGTTTTGCTAGAAACATTTTAATCTTTCTTTTTTTGGTATTTTAAAGAGATTACCTATACTCTTTTAGGTTTTTCCTAGTCCCAAACTGCGGCATTTACAAAAGCCGTTCTAATTGGCTTAATTTTCTTGTTTTTTTCTTTCTTTTTAATTAAAAAAATTTCCCCCAATTATCATTGACTCCGCACAAACTTTCCAAAATAGTTTATTACTCAAAGTTGCTTAGCCACACCAATCCCTGGAGGATAGGCGCGTCGTAGCAACCTTCGAAATAAACAATTAAAAGATGTGCGGAGTATAATTTGTCTTAGTAAACTAACTTATATATTATTATATACCATTTTTATCCAAAAGTCAAGGATAATTTTTTAAATCCCCTAAATTTATTATTTTTCATTAGTTTTATTATAACTCGTTTCAGCGAGTAGGATCAACTTAGAAAAAAATGACTTGAAAATATTTTGCCTTTGTAGTATAATATATGAATTAGGAGTGTTACGGTTCTTGACTTCTACTACAAAAAACTCAAGAGACTAAAAGCATGTATCGAAGATAGACTCGCTAAGGTTTATTGGGACAGCATGCTGATCAGTGTAAGTCCTCTTAGCGGAGGCATCTACAGTACCCGCGCTAGCATACCTAAATGTCTTAGTTGACGGCGCGGTTCCAGGCTAGTACCTGGTACTTATTGGAGATATAAATGACAGATATGGTTAATAATCCTATACACTACACCTCTCACCCTAGTGGGGTAGAATGTATAAGTATAACAGAGCACTATAACTTCTGTATTGGTAATGCAATTAAATACCTTTGGAGAGCTGGATTAAAAGGCTCTACTGATAAAGAGAAAGAAGATTGCGAAAAAGCAATCTGGTACATACAACGTCATATTGATAGGAAATTCAATGATTTATAATGTAATAAATAATAACAATAGTACAGTAACCTTAGAAATCGCAGTCCCTGGCTTTAACAAAGATACCTTAAAAGCTAGTATTGAAGAAGGATATCTGATAGTTTCGTCTACTCAAGATAGAGAAATAAAAGGATTTAAGTACTTAGTGCAAGATATTCCTACTAGTTATCTAGAAAAAATATATGTTGGAGACTCTTTAAAAGTGGAAGATGCTGCCTGCTCCGAAGGAATACTGACAGTGCTATTCTCAAAACAAAACATAGGTATTCAAATCAAATAATGTTAGAGAAAACTCTTTATCGTACTAATCTTAGCATTAGAACTGCTTGCGAAAACCTAGGAATACCCCTAGAAGAAAATAATCTAGAAAATCTATCTCAGTGTACACACTGTGGTATATGGTGGTATACACATGAACTAATACTAGACTTAGACGATAATGACCTATGTAAATTCTGTACCGAATATTACGGAAAATAATGTATGCTCTGAGTGCGCTAAAATGCACGCAGTAGCTATTGCAGTAGCTTGGTGTAGTCAGAGTACTGACGCTATTAAAAAATTCTCCCTTGACCCTAGTCGCGAATTATAGTATAATATTACTTTAAATGGGAGAGAAACAAATGAAAATTTTATGCGGAAGTAATGAAACAAACTGGAAAACTATCAGAGGTATATTAGTATGAGTAATTTTATCGTAGGGGATCTGCACGGACAATACGATATTCTAATCTCTAAATTAAATGAAATGGGGTTTGATAGAACTAAAGATCATCTTTACTCAGTTGGAGATTTAATAGATCGAGGACCTAAGTCCTTAGCTTGTGTGCGATTACTCCAGGAGGAGTGGTTTCACGCAGTTAGGGGGAATCACGAAGCTATGTTCTTAACTGCTCACGGAGATCTTTATAGTCATTATCACTCGTCTAGAGATTATATGCGTAATGGAGGAGAGTGGTCACATAGCCTATCTGAAGAAGAAATGAAGGAAGCAGTAACGTTACTAGAACAACTACCCCTAGCAATACACACAGATAACTTCTCTATTAGCCACTCCTTTGCAGTAACTGAGTTAGATTTACCCTATCCAGATAGAATAGTTTGGGATAGAGGTGAGGTTTTTAGATCTATAAAGGATAGAACAGACATAGCAGAAGTAGCCTCTAAGTACCTAGAATATAACGGCAATATATTTAAATGGGAAGAATACGACCCTAGTCGCAAACTATGGTATGTTGGGCATAATACTATAAAAGGAGTACCAATGTTTGTAGGTAATCAAGTAATGTTAGATACAGGGGTATCTAAGGACGGGTGTCTTACAGTAGTACGACATGAGGATGTATTAGAATGGCTAAAGTAATACTTTCTTTATTCGACTATTCAGGGAACTGGAGTAGTCCATATAAAGAAGCAGGATATGACGTATACCAGGTAGACATTAAGTCAGGAATAAATATTTTAAATCTAACTACTGATGATCTGCCTGATTCTATCTATGGAATACTAGCAGCACCTCCCTGTACAGATTTTGCAGGCAGCGGAGCACAGTACTGGAAAGTTAAAGACCTGGACGGAAGAACAGATTTCAGTCTTAGCCTAATAGATAAAGTATTAGAACTAGTAGACGTATATGATCCCCATTTTTGGGTATTAGAGAATCCTGTAGGGCGCTTACAAATATTGCGACCTAATATAGGGAAGCCTTGGTACTTTAATCCAAACGAATTCGCAGGGTACTTAGACGATGAGTCTAATTGTTACACAAAGAAAACTGGTTTATGGGGGAAGTTTAATAAGCCGATAAAAAAAGAACTGCCAGTAAGTTCAGAGGGATCTTGGATCATGAAGCTAGGCGGTAAATCAGAACGTACTAAAGAACTAAGGAGCATGACTCCTTTGGGCTTTGCTAAAGCATTTTATGAAAGTAACCAATGAATAAAAATAATTATGAACCCGGAGAAGGACTATTAGCCCTTTTAAAAGAATCAGAAGGACTAGAACTTAAAGCATATCAAGATGTGGTAGGTATTTGGACTATAGGATATGGTACTACTCATGTTAAAGGGGCAGGAGTACGCGAAGGTATGGAATGCACAAAAGAACAGGCAGTAGAGTATATGATTGATGAATTAGCAGGAATTATTAAATTCATTAACTCCCATGTCTTAGTAACCATAACACAAAATCAGTTTGATGCACTATGTGATTTCGCGTATAATCTAGGATGTAATGCGCTGAAAAGTTCAACCCTTTTAGCTACTTTAAATACAGGAAATTATACCGTCGCAGCGAGCGAATTCCTGAGGTGGAATCATGCTGAAGGACAAGTAGTGCACGGACTTACAGTTAGATGTGAAAAGCGTAAAGTCTTATTTGAAAAGCCCTAGTAAAGGATAGTATATGCACATTATAGCAAAGTATTCACACCCTACAGCTGGCATAGTCTATCTCTGGGGTAATAGTAAAAGACAATATCATTTAGGCGCTGCAGCTAAGAATATAATGACCTGGGAAGATGCTTCTATAGAAGAGGTTCAAAAATATATACAAGGTAATGGAAAGTTTATTAACCTTCCATTAGACTCATGAAATATTTCCCTAAGTGCTATGCACTTCATATAGAAAATAAGTTCCCTAAGATATATAAGGCTCTACATTTACTATGGGGGGAACGAGAGTTTAATACCTATATTAGTACTTTATTTCTACATGATAGGCCAAATAGAAAAGGATTTCCTATTGAAGTAATGAGAGATTTATGCGAACTTCAAAAGGAACATAATAAACAGTTTCCCCATCTTATATACGAAGATAAATGGGATAACTCTTATCTAGAAAAGAGATAGTATGCGAGAAGCTAAACGAACTGAAATGAGTATAACTACTAGGGAGCGACATGATTTAATGTGCTCAGAACTTAGAAAATGTTATAGTAAATTAAATGAGAGTGAGAAGTTAATACAACAGTTAACCACAGCACTACAACTAGCAACCATAAGAATTCAAGAACTGGAGTTAAAATGTTAGTAATACCAATACTGTCACAAGAACAAAAAGATAAAGTTGCAGAGAATCCTTCTAACTATATATTAGTAGATAAACATGACCCAACGTGAACAATTTGAAGAGTGGTTTAAGTCTGTACAAAAATCCTCTATGCAAATACCTATGGGATTTTGGGAAGCATGGAAGGCTGCTCAAGAAGCTAAAGAAAAGGAATTACAAAATGTATCAAAGAGTTGATGCAGGAGTACAGTATACTACTTTAGCAGAAAACTACTCGTATGTACGTACGCCTGCCGCATGGAAACATAAAGAAATAGACTCCTATATCCCCAATAAAGAAAAAGAGTCTAATCAAGCGTATACTATTAGTTATACTATTCCTTTATACTTATGAATCCTCTAGATATCATAATATTAGCAAGACCCAATCAAGTAGATAATATGTATATATTCTCTAATATTCAAGAGTTAGTCTTATTTGCTAATAAAATTAAAGATAAAGTAGTAACAGAAGCAACCAATACTTCCTTAAAAAGTAGGCAACATAGAGATTTAGCATATGATACAACATATCCCTAAAGAACTAGAAAAATACATTCACCCAGTATTTGGTATAGCAGTTTTATACCAAAACTCTTTTGATGAGTATATTCTAGAAAACTGTATACACTTTAAAGGCTCACTAAGTCTTAATGAGGTACGAATCAAAATAATAAATTTAGGATTTACCCTATATAAATGATAGACATATACAAACAAGCAGCAGAGTTAATACAAGGCAATTATATTCATACTCTAGAAGGATCTCCTAGACACGTGTTAGAGATAATAACAGGATATTCTCCTAGATACGAAGAAGTAGATAATTTTAGACAGTATTTAGATAGTATAGATACATACGCATGTAATAACTGTGGTAGATGGACTATACCTAACGAAGGAAAAGGTCTTTATTGCGCTTCTTGTGATCTTGAAACCGTTATTTTTGAGGATTGAAAAAAAAAACTTGATTTTCTTAATCAAATGCCGTATAATATTATTTCTGATTTGGGAAAGCCTCTGACTCCGACAACGTGATATATACACATTATAAGTCAAATGGCGAGTACCTATGTATACCATAAGTTGATAGTCTTAGAAAACTATCCCCCACATGAGTTGATATCTCAGCATTTATCTACTTTTCTAGCATCACCATATACGACACATTCTAGATAATTGATCGTACTTTAAGGTGACGAGAATTTTCGTTAGTATACTTCAGCGGGCTAGGAGGCATCCGAATGTCGGAGGTATAGTTAAGACTTTCTTAATAGGGTATGGCACAAGCACCCTCTCTACAAAAAGTAAAAACAGTCCTATCTCGTGAGTTTTGGAGCTATAATGCAAAACTTTTTACTAAAGGAATTATTAACTTGATTCCTCTATTAAAACAGCGTATAATAGATTCTTGAAATGATGATTCAGCCACATAAATAAAAACAATAATTATGTGTGGTTTTATAAGAGTGCCATCACACGGCTGGGCAGTCTGTTGAAGTCAGACCACTCTTTACTTTTTATTAAAAGCACTTCAAGGCGGTGTACTCCGCAAGTCAGTTTAGTTAAGTCAAATGGCGAAAAAGTGTTTTTAATACTCTTTAGTCATATATTATAACGTTTTACCGTCCATATTGGATGGTAGGGTAAAGCGGGGATCTGGTAGTCTCGAACGTTATCCGTACCAGCGGAATAATTATATTATAATATATGACTAAAGAGTATTTGGGTCTTTAGCTTAATGGTGAAGCAGTGTACTCATAATGCAAAGAGTCTTGGTTCAATTCCAAGAAGACCCACCAACTAATAAGAGATTGTCCGAACGTACAGGTGCCGATCTGCAAAATCGTGCTAAACTGGTTAGACTCCAGTATCTCTTTCCAAATATGCTTTGGTATACCGTTAAGGAGGCGGGGCAGCCTGTAAAGCTGTCGTCATTGACTCAGGGGGATCGTTACCCTCACAAAGCACCAAAATTTAGAATATCGTCTAGGGGTTAAGACACTTGGTAGCCTAATTGGCTATTTAAACGAGAGACGGACACTTGCCTATTCTAAACCAGTTTTGATATGGCGTATATTGTTGCTAACGACAACTACACCGGAGCGTGTGCCCTTGATGTGCACGAAGCGAACTGCTAATAGTAAAACGTCAGTTGAGGCTATATCAAATTCATTAAGGAGCTATAGTATGTTTAGACTTATAGTAGAATATGATACAGATGAGTGGAGTGAAAAGCTTTTTGGTACTTTCGAGGAAGCGGAGTGGTATGTTAGAAATGAGGGCGACCATGTTAAAGATTTTACAATAACAGAAATTGACTTGAATTAGTAAGTAAAACCCTGTATAATAGATTCTTGAAATTAGAGAAAGAGTTTGAGAAAACAATTAAGCCACTCTTAAATAGCGCTAAAATAAATCGTGTGGATTGCGAAACCCGCCCCCTTAAGCCTGTTATGGATTATCAGGCATAAATAAGTAAGATTAGTAGCACTTGCGGTATGAAACTTTAAAGATAGGGTATGGAAGCCGTTTATCTTTGGTTTGGAGTCTTAAAGTGTTATAGATAATTTCTTTGAAATCAATAAGCATTCGGCATACCTTCCACTGTCAGGATGATGAGCTAAAACTTAGAAAAAAAATCTATATACTACTAATCTTACTTATTTGTTCCTATAGTTTAGTGGTCAGAACGCCTGGTTTTCATCCAGGTAACGCGAGTTCAATTCTCGCTAGGAACTCCAAATTAGGAGAGTACTATGCAAGTAGGTAGAATAACAGATTTATATAATACTTCTGAAAAAGTATGGAGTGAGCCAGCAGAAATCAAAAGTAAAAGACTACTAATGTCTAAGATTCAGACTAATGCTTGGCTCTACGAGCTAATCTTAGACCTACAGAAGCAAGTTTCTGAATTGCAGTCACAAATGGCTGAATTGCAGATAAGAGAATACGACGATAGTAAATAAGTTATATTGCCCTTTTGGCGGAATATGGTAGACGCGTCGGATTTAGATTCCGATATCGCAAGGTGTGAGAGTTCGAGTCTCTTGAAGGGCACCAGAATTACACAGTATATCTAACTTACAGCAGAAGAAAATATGAAAAAAGGTAATAGGTTTCTTTTCTTATAAAGAACAGAACCAGTGTGGAGGAATGTATACTCAACGTTCTTAAACAGCGTCGCCGAAAGGATTGTGGGGTCGTGTCCCACCACTGGTACCAACGAGTCCCTCCCCCTCATACCAAGGAGTTAAAATGAGAAACCGTAGACAAAAGAAAAAGTTTATTACTAAACTCATAGAACAATATGAAGTATTTTGGAATGAACATCCTTTATCCAACAGTGCAAAAATAATGGTTAAAGTTGCTAAACAAGAACTTTCTTGGTTAAAGGAGAGTAAAGATGCAAAATTTTCATGGGAATAATGTCCCTAAACATATACCTTTCATACCTTTAGTAGTTCCTAAAGAGGACGACAGTAGAGAAGAAGTATTTAATAGCATCAGAGATAAGGTTAAACTAATGACAGAACTACAAGAATCCTTTGTTAAGGAGTATGTAGTAACAAAACATTGAAAAAATTGACTTGATTTTTTTAATTAAAGCGCGTATAATATCTTTATAGAATGAAGAAGCAGCAAGAAGGATTTAATGACGATTAGTCTACTCGACATATGCTAGCGTGGCACTAAGTCTGATATAATTGTTCTCATACGCTATGGTGGGGTCGCTCCCAATCCTAAATAGAGACTTCATTCTATAAATAAGCTTGCAGGTTGTCGCTTCTCTAACGAGATAAACCTGCTCCATCTGACGAGTCTTGCTTTACTAGGCGAGACGAAACATTAGTCATTTGATAGCCAAGTGTTCTCCCCACAAGGCAGTCGTGACTAATGTAATGGGATATAGTAAGAGGTGCGGAAGTGTATAGCCGCTGGTTACTAGGTGTAAGGCCCTAGTACGATAGTTTCAGCCTTCAGAATACCATAGTTCAAATTTACTTGGAGTATATAGTCAGCCCATTGATGATCCCCCAAAACTGCGTCAAACTGTACCTAAGTGCGAGACAGAATAATAGAACCTTACTAATTTATGTACTAGGTCTGGTAACAAAGTCCAGCCAATATGGTGTTTATCACTCTGCCTAGTATAGCCAAGCCCTAAAAAGCGTTATAAAGGCATTATAGATATTAAGTCCAGTATAAGAACCTGGTTAATCGGACGTGTAATCGGCTTAATATATAGTGTGGGGGTTACGAACCACATAAAATAAATAAGTAAATAAGTAACTTCTTCAGTGACGGAAAGGTCTCAAGAAGTAACTCATATCGAGAGTATAAATACAGATTACTGATACTGTGCTTTCAGGATAAAAAAGTAGCAGGCGTCTTAGGATATTTTTGTTAATATCCTACCATTTTTGTGAGTAATTTAAGGTTAAATATTAACTCTCCAGTTCACCCGTATCTGTAAGATAAACGGTATGCTTGATCAGCACATATGGGAAGTTCTATTTATAGTACGCTTCTTTCCCTTAGAAATATGAAATAGCTAGAAACTGCCTAATTTCTAATAGGTAAATCTAGTATGGAGTTGAACTATAAAGTGTAGCCCTAGACTTACACTTAAATCTATCTAGAACTCTCGTTGGAATCCGGAGGATAACTGCGTCCACTTGGAAACCTGTTATCCAAGTAAAATTGATAACAGGTACTCAAACCCATCTCCTATAATATATAATATAGGATATCTTGGGTTTGTTTTATTTAGTAGATTTCAATAAGTCTACTAAATAAAACAAAAGGAGATAAAGATGCCAGTTTTAACCCATAAAGAACTAACCCAATTCGACCCTAAGTCCCGAGTACATCTAAGTGCCTATAC